GTGGCCACCTGGCCCCGGCGCAACCCCCGTTTTGGCCTGGTGCGGCGGGGTGGGCTATGAACCTGTCGATCAGCATCAGCGGGCTGGACACCATTGCCCAGGGCCTGCGCGAGGCGCCCGCCTACACCGACCAGGTATTGCAGGCCACCATGCACGAGGCCACCTTGCTGGTGCAACGCGAATGGCAGGAGAACATGCCGCGCGCATCGGGCCTGACGGCCCGCAGCATCACCAGTGACGTTGCCAGCACCCCCGTCGGCGTGCTGGGCGTGGTGGGCAGCAGCCAACCCAGCGCGATTTTCATGGAGCTGGGCACGCGGGCGCACATGCCGCCGATTGAGGCGATTGAGCCCTGGGTGAAGGCGGTGCTGGGCATCAGCGACCCCAAGGAGGCCAAGAGCGTTGCCTTCCTGGTGGCCCGCAAAATTTCCCGCGAGGGCACGCCCGCGCGCCACCCGATGGCGCAGGCGGTAGCGGCAACGCAAGGGCAGGTGCTGGCGATGTTCGAGCGCGCGGTGGGCCGGATTGCCGAGCACTTGGCCGGAGGCAACGCATGACGATGCCCAATACCTTGGCTGCCTCGCGCGCGGCCCTGCAGGCGGTGCTGAGCGCGGTGCCCGCCGTGGGCGTGGTGCACCCGTGCGAGCGCTACGCGCAGAGCGAGCAGGCTTTTCGCCAAGCCTACCTGTACACCCATGCCGACCCGGCGGCAGATGCCTTTGCCACCGAGCCGCACCTGCGTGGCTGGTACCTGCGCCGCAGCGCGACCAGCGAGGTGACTGCCAACGGCCGCATCTTGAACGAGCACACCTGGACGGTGCGCGGCTACATGGCCTTTAAAGGCGCGATCGACAGCGAGCTGATTTTTGACGACCTGGTCGAGCGCATGCGCGCCGCCGTGCGCGTGGACGCCGCCCTGGGCCTGCCGGGCCTGCTGGGCGCCAGCGTGGCCGAAGAGCGCGGCATGCAGGTGGCCGGCGCAGGGCCGGTGCTGTTTGCCGGTGTGCTGTGTCACAGCGCCGTGCTGGAGCTGAAAACCCGCAACTGGGCCGAATGGAGGAAACCATGAAAACGACAAACCGCATCCCGACGCCCGTGAGCCGGCGCAGGCAGGCGCAATCCGCACCCACCCCGGAGCGCGTGCACCTGGTGCGCGAGCACGAACACCAGGGCAAGAAGCTGCCCGCAGGCACCGCCATCACCGTGCACCCCGCCATTGCCACCTGGCTGCGCGCCGTGGGCGCCGTGTTACCCCAAACCATCACAAAGAAGGATTGAAGCACCATGTCATCTGAGCAAATCATCAAGCGCGTCTTTGCCCCTACCGCCCTGGTAGGCCAGGTCTATGCGCGTGAGCGCGGCAGCGTGGGCGTGCCCATGCCGATCGGTAACGTGCTGGAACTGGAGCTGTCGCACAAGGAAGACGTCCAGAAACAGTCGGATATGACGGCGCTGGGCGGGGGTACGCATGCCGAGATCCGCCGTGTGACCGACGTCGAGGTCAAGATGAAGCTTGTCGACCTGAACACGACCAACTTTGCGCGGTGCACGCAGGGCACCGTAACCGGCGTGGAGGCCGGGACGGTGGCAAACGAGGCGCACACGGTTACGCGCGGTGGCTTGCTGCGCACCGCGCACATCGCGCCGACCAACGTGGTGCTGCGCAAGGGAACGACGCCAGGCACCGGCACGGTAAGCAACGAGGAGCATCTGGCCGTGAGCAAGGGGGACCTGGTCGCGCTGGCGCACGCCGGTGCGACGAACGTGGTGGTGCTCGAAGGCAGCAGCCTTGCGACCGCCACGCCGCTCACCGCCGCCGGAAACTACACGGTGGTGTCCGCCGGCGTGCAAGTGGACGCGGCCGCCACCGACGTGACCAACGGCACCGGCTTCTGGGTGAGCTACGAGTACCCAACCGTCGGCACGCCCATGGCAGCAACGGGCAACTACGAAGTGCGCGCTGCTGGCGTGTACGTACTGCCAGAAGCAGCCGACCTGGCCGACGCTGATGAGGTGAGCCTGGACTACGACTACGGCAGCTACGCCGTGATCGAGGCACTGACCACCAAGTCCAAAGAGCTGGAGCTGATTTTTGAAGGCCTGAACGAGGCCGACGATGGCAAGCCGTCCATCGTGGAAATCTGGCGTCTCGGCCAGGGCGTGGCGGCATCCATCGGTTTGATGGCCGAAAAGGGCTTTGCGAACCTGCCCGTGACCGGCGCCGTTCTCAAGGACGACACCAAGACAGGTGTGGGCGTGAGCAAGTACTATCGGGTGCGAAAGACCTGACGCGCCGCGCACGAGCGCGCTACCCAACCCCCTGAGGCCAGCATTTGCTGGCCTTATTTTTTGCCCCGCCGATTGAGAGACTGGCGCCTGGGCAACAAAGGGGCTGCGCGCGCGTCACCATGGCGGACAAGAAAATTGAGATCCAGATTACCGCCGACAGCCAGCAGGCACGCAAGGGCTTGCAGGATGTAGGCCAGGCGGTCGAGTCGCTGGCGCCCGCCCATCAGAAAGCTGGCGCTGCCGCAGAAGACGGCGGCCGGCGCACCGTCCAGGCAAGCCAGCAGGCTGCCGGCGGCGTAAGCGCCCTGGGCCAGGCGGCCAAGAGCATGGCGGCGCAACTGGCGGCGGCTTTCACCGTGCGGGAACTTGTCACCGCCGCCGCGCAAATGGAATCGATGCGCGAGGGCCTGCGCGCGGTAAGCGGCAGTGCTGAGCAGGCCGGGCGCGACATGGATTTTGTGCGCACGGTGGCCAACCGCGTGGGCGCCGACGTGGTGCAAGTGGGCCAGGCCTACTTGGGTTTAGCCGCCGCAACGCGCGGTACGGCCGTGGAGGGCGAGCCCACACGCGCTGTGTTCGAGGCCGTGGCCACCAGCATGGGCAAGGCGGGCAAGAGCGCCGCCGAAACGCAGAACGCCCTGGTGGCACTGGCGCAGATGGCCAGCAAGGGCACCGTGAGCATGGAGGAACTGCGCGGCCAACTGGGCGAGGCGCTGCCCGGCGCCCTGCAGGCGGCGGCCAATGGCCTGGGCATCACCACTCAGGACCTGATCAAGCTGGTTGAGAACGGTGAGATTGCCGCCAGCGACCTGTTCCCGGCGCTGACCAAGGGCCTGAACGACCTGTACGGCGGCGCCCCGGCGGCGCAGACGCTGTCGCAAGAGATCGCCAACATCAAGAACGCCTTCGTGGAAATGGCGGCGAACCTGGGCGATGCGGGCGGGCTCGATGCGCTAAAGGTGGGCGCCGAGGTAGCGCAGGCCGCTATCGTCTATCTGGACGATACGCTGGTCACCACGGGCAAGACCTTGGGTGTGCTCGCAGCGGCAGTGGCAACCCTCGACTTCTCCGGCGTCAGCCAGGCCTTTGCCGACATCGAGGCCGAGAGCCGGGACAAGCTGCTCAAGGCGGCGCAGCACAACAGTGTGCTGCGCGCGTCCATTGAGGCCGGCGGCACAGAGGCAGTGAAGGCCGCACTTGCGCAGCAGCAGCTGACCACCACTACGCAGCAGGCGGGCGCCGCGGCGGCGGCATCGTCGCCCACCTGGGTCAAGCTTGCGAGCGACTACGGCAAGGTGCTCGAAGCCGTGCGCGAGCAGATCGCACAGGCTGAGAAAAGCGCCATTGCGCGCGACGCTGAGGGCAAGGCGGCCGTGGCCCTGGCCCAGGCTTTTGGCACCGAGACCGAGCAGCGCCTCGCGGCCGCCAGCGCCGCGCAGGCCAGCGCCGCTGCGCAGGCGCAGCTGGCCCAGCTCAAGGCCACCGAGGTGGAAGTGATGAAGGCCGAGCTGGCCGCCTTGCAGGCCCTGGCGGAAGAGAACGGCAAGCTCGACGAGCAGCAGAAAAAGAAGTTGCAGGACCTGCAAAAGCAGATCGACCTGCGCCAGCAGGATGCCGATAAGGCGGCGGCGCAGGCGGGTGCATCGCGCCTGGTGGCCGAGCAGGCCAAGGCGGAAGCCGAGGCGGTGCGCGACAACAGCGCACGCGTTACCGAGCTGCGCGACGCGTATGAAAAAGCCCGCGCCAAGGTGGAGGAACTGCGCGCCGCCAAGCAGGCGGGCAAGGCGACGACGGAGCAGGTGACGCAGGCGGAGATGGACGCCGGACGGGCCGCACTGTTGTACCGCGATGCACTGGCCGACCAGCTCAAAGCGATTGACGCCCGCAGCCGTGCGCAGCGCGCCGACCTGGACGTGCAGGCAGCGGGCGTGCAACTGGCAATCGAACAGCAGCGCACCATTCTTGAAGTGGCGCGTGCGAGAGGCGACGAGACAGGCGCGATGCGCGCGCAAGAACAGATTCGCCGGCTTGAGATTCAACTGCTGGAGTTGAGCGCGCAGGCCAAGTACGCCGAGGCGGACGCCGCTATAGCCGCCACGCAGGCCAAGAAGGCGGAACTGATTGCCAGTGGGGAGTACACCGGCGTCAAGAAGCTGGAGATCGACGCCGCGATCAAGGCCGCTGAAGTCAAGCGTCTGGAAGGCCAGATTGCCCAGGAAACGGCCAACCGTTTGCGCCAACTCGGCGACGCGCAGGGCGACCTGAAGAACAAGACCGAAGACGCCACAGGCTCCCTGCTCAAGCAGGTGAGCGCGCTGGAGCGGCTCGGCGAGGGCGTGCAACGGGTGGGCGAAGGCTTTCGCAACAAAGACGGCATGACGTCAGACGCGAAGGGCAACGTGCAGCAGCAGTTTGTCTGGACCCGCGCCAGCATCATTGACTACCTCAAGCAATCCGGCCTGGACGATCTGCTGGCCGAGCGCCTGTCCAAGCAATTTGCCAATGCCGACGGCAGCGTGGACTACACAGCGAGCGCAGCGCAAAAGAAGTGGGGCGGCAAGTACAGCACCCTGGCCGAGGCGCTTGGCAAGATGTCGGACTACTACCAGCACGACAGCGCAGGCAAGCACGACGCCCAGCAAATGCTGGACTACGAGCGCACCAACGCGGGCTTGAACAAGCCTGCTGACGCCCCCACGCGCAGCGCGCCAGCGGGCGGTGACCGGGAGCGCAGCTCGGGCGGCTCCAGCGGCGGCATAAGCGCCGGCCCTACCTACATCAGCAACATCACGCTCCCCGGCGGCGGCGGTGCCACCTTCCAGTTCAATAGCCCGCAAGAGCAGCGCGCGGGCGAAGACTTCATCGCCCGCCTGGCAAGCGCCAAAAGGGCATCGTCATGAGCATCACCCTCACTTACAACGGCACCACCGCCACGCTAAGCGATCGCCTGCAGTGGACCGATGAATACGACTGGAGCCCGGTAGCGCAAGCCACGGGCTACGCCACCGAAGGAATGTTGTTGGTCGATGTGGCCGAGAAGCTCGCCGGCCAGCCGATCACGCTCGATGGCGTCGAGAGCGAAGC